AAGCCGTTATGCTCAAAAATTTTACCCAGCGGTAAACAATGTGGATTCCCTATTTATAAGGATAGTCTATCTCTCGTCCGTTTAATTTATCTGACCGGTCTTTCTGGATTAGTGCAACATTAACTATTTTACCCTGCCTTCTATCGGCTATCATCTCAATCAGCCTCTTCACATGATAGTCCTATTTTAGTCCATTTTTCGGCCCATAATGGCATCATGTCACGCTGCTCTTGTGTCAACTTTGTTATTTTGCTATTCATTGTTTTATTCATCTTTTCTCTGCCTCAATTCTCATAAGCATGTCCTTTGCGAATATTAAAACTTTAATCCTGTCTATATTGCCCCAATCTACCCTATTTTTACATGATTCAATGTAGCCTGTTAAGAATATTGATTTTCTCTTTATCTTTAATTTTCGAGACTCGAAAGTCTCTATGTTCTCCCCTATTGTTTTGATATAGCTGATCTCTTGCCTAGTCCCCCAAGCCATCGGAACATCTTTTATTTCGATGACTTTAGATTCTTCTGCACTGTAGTTTATTTTTGTCCAGTCAAATGCTTTTCTTTTGTTTGATGAAGTCATATTAGTTCCTTTGTCTAGTTAACATCACCAAACGACATCATTTTGTCTTCGATAATATTAGAGTAATTATCTTGAGTTTCTTGTGATAACTCTGAACATAACGCAACTAAGCTATGCCTATCTTGGCAATCTAATATTCTTGCTTTGTCGTCAGTCTCAAGAAGGGACTTTATAGCCATAAATCCATTTTTAATATCATCGGATTTCATGGACTCTACTTTTGTCCATGACCTCGTATTAAAAACTTTTTCGATAATATTTATTTTTGATTTTTTATCTTCTGCAGTTTGGCTTGGATAGTATTTTGTCAAAAGCCCTTGTACTTCCTCGCACCATATTTCGCGATTCCTCTTCTCCATATCCCAGCCAGATTCGTCGGCATCTGGGTATAACTCTTGTGAATCTCGTTTGTCCATACTATCAAAATGAGTTCCGCCTAAATTTAAGCAGTCAAAATGTGGCCTCAATTTTTCGTAATTAGGATAGTCTATCTCTCGTCCGTTTAATTTATCTGACCGGTCTTTCTGGATTAGTGCAACATTAACTATTTTACCCTGCCTTCTATCGGCTATCATCTCAATCAGCAGCGAAGGTTCATAGCCAAGTTCTTTCTCTGTCGCCATTTTCGTGCCAGTGCTAATCAGTTCCTTTTTACCCGTTCCATCGTCTTTATCTTGATATTCGTAGATTACTCCAGCTCTACCACAGACAATAACGTGCATTTTTGACGATAAAAATCTATCCGTAAAATCTGCCCAAGCCGCCTTTATTGGCCTCCAGTGCTGAAATTCAAGCGCATATAACGGAGGTTTTCTAAGCTGTTTTCTTTTGTCATTTAGTCTGCGCAAATAACTTTCCTGGGCATCACGCCAAACATGTGTAATGCTATCAATGATGACAATATCGCTAATTTTTTCTGCCTCGTCCATAAATTTCATCAAATCAATTAGCGCCCGGCTTTGATCCTCAACAAGCAGTTCTATGCCCGCCTTTTCAAATATTGGCAGAACCCATGAAAAAGCAGGTTCGGTATCAAAAACAACAATAGGTTTTTTGCTGCCTATCTTCTTATGCAGCCCTATTGCTATTTCTGTTGCCGTTCTTGTTTTGCCACTTCCAGCCGTTCCGTAAAGGCCAATTTTTGCGTAAGATTGATTATTTTTTGCTGGCCTTAACATTTTTTTGTCTCCAATCTATGTCTGTATAAAATAATTGCCTTTATAAAATTATAAGAATATTGCAAGGCGCTAGCGCCTGACAATTTCCCATCTTTACCGATCAATATTACAATGTGATCGCCATTACGATAGTCAGTTCGTGTCGCTCCTGGTATTTTGTTTATTTTTAGCATGACGGCCTTAGCCGTAAATGCCATTTGATTTCTGTTCATTTTACCTCCTGTTTTGTGATGTAGTGCGATTGAAGATTATACGAATAAGCATAATCTGTCAAATTTATTTTTAGGCTGAAACTTCTTGACAACTATGCTTTTGCGCATTATTATAACCCATAACAAAGAAGACTGGCTCACGTTGAATGACGGGTTAGGCGTCACTGGCTCCAGAAGATAGGATTGGCAATGAGAAAAGAAGATGTCGCAAAGCTACCACCAGGGCTGTACCGTTTGTGGTGGAAAGAGTCACGCGGAGGCGGTAACTCGTTGGCGGCGGTAGGCGTGACAAAGAACGGCGGGCGATGGATGGCTCCGGTGAATTGGGTAGCACCAACAACCGATGCAATTCAATGGCGATCAGTCGAAGAAACCGAAATGCTGGTTGTGACGTATAACGCAGAGCTAATCGGCCGCGGCACGAAGGATGAAATATGAATAAAGATTATAACCGCGCTCCGGTTGAGCGCACTGTTAGGCAATGCCCTTGCTTGCGGTGCCTGACCGAACGAGACAAAGCTGCTGGGCGATTTTGGCAATCAGCTATGCAGCTTTGTCCTACATGCTGGAATAAACGCTGCCCAAAAGGAACCGACCATAATTTTGAATGCACGGGAAGCAACGAGCCTGGGCAAAAAGGTAGCTCTTATGCCTAACTATACATTAGTCTCATGACCGTTTTATTGAATATCCAAGAAGACGTGATAATTTTTTGATAAAAAGCACTATTAAAACGCTGGCATAGCGTAACTATGCTACCTCCTAAAGGCACTAGCCCGGCTTCAATAGCGGGCATTTTTTTAAAAAATTATGACTATAAGAGAACTATTAATTTTGCTTCATGACAGCGGTTTGAGTGACGCTGAAATAGGGCGGCTTTCTTGCCCTGAAAATGCTATAAGACAGCCAACAATAAATAGGCTCAGGCATGGCGTACATAAATCATGCTCGGATGAAAAAGGGCAATTAATCAGAGCTTTGGCGGTAAAAATTGGAATAATTGGTGACTATAAATGAACAATGCAGACACTAACGAACTGACCGAATACTGGCACCGCGAGACTCGGTACGTGAATGATAAGGTTGATGACGCCTTCAAGGACGCGCAAGACCACGCCTACGCGCTTGGCCTGAAGCGCGGCATGGAAGAAGTGGCCGACCTTACAAAGCGACTGGTAGCGGCGAGTGACGCCAAAGACAAGCGCGAGTGGGTAGCGATAATAGACGCGCTCTACAAGATCGGCGGTGGCACCACGGAGACTACAGATGGGCATAACGCCGTGTTAAGCGGAAAGCCACCACACGGAACTTTAATAAACAAACGAGCTTCGGGCGGCTTGTCCACTTGAACTAAGAGTTATACATTTTAAAACTCCAGCTTAAAATACTAAAACAATTTTAATTATTTTGTTGACAACTAAACAAGAAGCTATCTGGATTATCAAAATGTTTGAACAAACTTTAGAAGAAATTAAAACAATTCATTTTATTAGCCCATCAATGTATCAAATTTTAATTGCGGACAATGTTGGAATTGATCCTAGTATTATTTCTCCAAATTACAAGGAATATTCATATTTTCAAGCAATAGAAATAATCAAAGCTTTAGACAAAGCCTTGATTTCATGCCCTAAATATTTATTTAAACGAATAAAATCTGAAAGACTCTCTATGACTTTTGCATTTGGCCAGGAAATGGAAGAAGTTTGTGGCCGTCCGCCGGAGTCAAGAAAATGACAATGGCCTATATCAGAGATTTTTATGATGTTCCTGCCAAGCGAGGGGGAAAGGTATTTTACAAAGGGAAACCTGGCGTTATCACTAGGTCAAAAAATGCTTATTTATGGGTTAGAATGGATGAGGTTGATATTTCTATATTGTTGCATCCGGCGGATAAAAATTTACATTATTTGGTTGAATCAAAAGTAAAGAATTTTGAAATTAAAACGGCGGCAAAAGATGAGTGAAGAAACAGGCTACACAGACGGCGGGCAGAACCCGTATTATGAAGGATTATTTGACGGCGAGACAGAATTTGACAAAGAACGCCGAATTCAATGGGCAATGAACGAAGATCAATTGCCGTGGCCTGGAATGATGGCGGCATTTGAGCGCTATTATAGTCAATCATGGTTTGATAAAAGCTATCGGGATGAAACGGCAATATGGGCCGCAGCATGGAAAGCCTCCAAGGCGCATAACAAATGAACATAGACGAAATGAAAAAAGAAAATAAGATTTTGGAAGATAAACTTTATGAAGCAATGTCACACTCACCAGTGGCTTATGTAAAAGGCTGTTCTGTTGCTTGGATACAGCCTATTGCTGGGTTGCTAAAAGATAGACAACCTCTTTATGCGCGATCCATCACCGTTAGCGAATCCGATAAAAAATTATTAAGAGCATTGGAATTTGCTGAATATATGGCAAAAAAGGCTGAGGAATACATTGAAGAATACAGCCTTCTCGAAGAAGAAAGGCTGGCACAAAATTTTAACAATAAGAAAGACAATGAAAAACTTTTTCAGATGGAACAGGATTTAGGCGAGACTGCGACTCAATTAAAAATATACATCTATGAATTTAGAAAAAGAAATAACACCAAGTGTCCAATGTAAATTGGCAGGGCTGAAAAGCCTTGCTGATTTGGTGAAAATCAGCGAAGTGTCAGAACAAACGCTAATTAACTGGCATAAAGATAAACCAAAGCTGTTTAAGCTTGTTTTAGCGGGGGCAGTTTTGGAAAAAACGGCTTTGGTGCATAACGCAGAGCTAACCGGGCGCGGCACGGAAAGCTGAATAAACAAAACCGTATTATAACCTCGCTCCGGTTGAGCGCACTATAAGTCCTGGATATAGCAATATGGAATTTATAATTTACACAGGACGGGAAAAATGGATATGCGTAAAACTGCCAGATGGAACATTTTTACCAATAGACGGGCCATATATGATGCCTAACGCAGAGCTAACGCGCCCGCGTTAGCGGGTCGCTGTTGAATGCCGAGTTATAGGTGAAAATATGAGTATGAAATACATTAGAGACTACTATAACGTTCCCGCAAAACGTGGAGGAATGGTTCGGTTTAAATACAAAGGCGAATGGTGTCTTGGAAGGATTTCAAGCGCAACTCATCATGTGCGTATTGTACCTGAAGAAGCTCCAAGAATAAGGCTGACTTTTCACCCGACTGATTTAGTGTACCTATAACACAAATTAGACACCTGACTTTTTTATCTATTATTTAGGCATCCGCTATAAATTGATAGGATTTATCACGGTATGCCGTAATAACAAGATATATCTTGATTGCTGAATATTGTAATCGACGGTAGTGATTAAAATGGAATGGTCAAGTCATCAAATGGCGCGTCGTAATTATCATGTCTCTTATTACTCTGCTGGGAACTGTAACTTTGCGGAGATGAACCGGATTCGCGTTTTTTCCCGATAATATCGATGATATTGGCGTTAAGCTCCAGGCTGGTTTTCATGGTGCCGTCATTGGCTTTGTATTCGCTTTGGCTCAATTCGCCGGAGATTAGACACTGATCTGCCTTTTTCAATAAGGGCAGTATTTTTCCAGGATTTCGCCAATACGCTACCCGTAACCAAATTGTTTTTTGCTTATCACCAAATCCAATTGTTGATGCGGCATTAAAATTCAACACTGCCTGACCACTAGGGAGGTATTTTAATTCTGGATCGGAACCAAGTCTAATTATGCTTGTAAAAGTGTTCAACATAAAAACCTATTGTTTAAGTATTGATAGATAAAGCATCTATCAGCCCTGGCAAAACCATTAAATAACTGATTATTGACAATCCCCATAAACCATCAAACCGTCAACACTGACAACCCTATCGCTTGTATCTGTAAATATAGGCTTGACAACAAGATGACACTCAGAACAGCCAGTTAAAAAACTAGCGAGACTTACGGCTAATACCAACTTTTTCACTGGTAGCCATTGTCAAATAGGTATTGATCGCCACGCCTATTATACCAACGGCTTCTGCGATTTGATATAAATCGGCATCGGAAAGATTAAGTGTTTCAGGTAAAAGCCTCCCAGTGGCTAGCAAAACAGTCAGCAAGCCGCCGTTTAACGTACTCTGTAGGTTTTTCCATTTAGCCGGGTCTTTTAGGGACTTCCCGACATAAAGGACTTCGATCAACGCCCAAAATTTACCCATTATCTCGCGCCGCCCTAATAATAATATATCGGCCTTCTTCAAGTTCTGTTATGTTTACATTTGATGGCAAGTCTGCCGTGTCTTCGCTGATTAATATATCAGCCTCAGGGTCGGGTATATGTTGCCACATTTGAACGACAATTTTTCTTGGTACCATATTTTCAATGCTTATTTCTGTCTTAGTCATCATCATCCTCTATTTTTTTTTTCAAGCGTTTATATTCAGATTCGGTCAGATCATTGGCGATAAACAAAAAACGAGTGGTTCTATGCGATATGAAACCGGCTACGGCGACGCATAATCCAACAGGCCAGTTAAGTGACATAAAAATTAAAAATGCGACTAGATTAACAAAAATACAAACAACGGCGTCTAAGGTGCATTCGATTATATTTTCCCATGAAAATTTGCCAAGTTTATGCTTTTGATAATTATGAACAACGCTGGCTAGCGCTCCCATGCCGAGAGTTAATAACCAGGTGTGCATATCCCAGGTTGTGGGGTCTTTCTGATCCATTATGGTTTAATTCCTTGCGCCAGGCCCTTGGCAACTCCTTCGGCAACAGCGCCTATTGCCTGCACTTGATCGGACTGATAGCCTTTCATTTCAAAAGTTATTTTGCCTCCTGGATCGCGCCCTACGGTAAATTCAGACACCTGAGTTTGAGTGCCGAATGATACCCGTTTGAATTCCGCACCGTTTTCCTTGTAAACCACCTCGCTGCATCCGATCAATATTAATATCAATCCAATAATTAATATTGATTGCAATATCAATCGCCATGAGACAAAAAAATCCATTCGCAACAGACTACTATCGCGCCAAGAATCAATAGCTGTAAATATTCTATCTCTTATTTTCATTCACCTGTCCTGCAATAATTTAAAAATCGATTCCAATAACTGTCCTCATATTGTTTTTCAAGCCATTCAAGTTCTATAGCCAATATATTTTCATGATCTCTTATTATTTTATCGCATCTTTCGCGGCAGTTATTAACAAGATAGTTTATAATCTCAATTCTTTTTTTAGAATAATCTTGCTGGGTCATAATAATAGGCCGATGGGCAAATTCCATAAACAATAGATTCAAAAAGCGCCATAAAAAAATCAGAATTAATATAACAATAAAGAGAAATGATATAAAATAAAAAAAAACAACATCAAGTGTTGCAAAACTATTTAAATAGGTTCGCCCCACAAAAGCGCCTCTTTTTTCCTGCGATTAGTAAGCCCTAAAACAGATTTACCGTCAATCTTGTTCCATTTTTTAAACTCTTCAGTGACGGCGCTATAATTGCCTTTATTCAGTTTTTTTAATAACGTGCTTGTTTTAAAAGCGGCCACGCCGATGTTATAACAAAATGATACAAGCGCATCAAATTGATTTTGATTCAATTCGACAATAACATGGCTATTAACAGTGGCTTCATATCGTTTTACATCATTTTCCAGCAACTGGCCGCATTGCTCGTCTGTCAATCCTTCGCCATAAATTACGGGTTTGTTATTGATAATAATTGTCCCTGTTGTAAGTTCAGGATTAGTCAGTAAATGGCCTATCCCAATTGTCTGCTTTCCGCCTGAATCAAGATACATTTTATGCTCAAGTCCTTCCCATTCTATGAATAATTTTCGGCCATTTTCGCTAAGTTTTTTCATGGTTGTTAAAATACTTACAAATAGTTATCGCACCTGCCTTGATATCCTATAAAACGGGAAGTTGCCTAATTTTAGTTATACCCCATAGTTGCGCTTATATCGATTAGACACGGCCCGAACCCACCCGGAACTATTTTTCAATAAGTGGGGAAATTTTTCGCTCAAAACTTTCTGTAATCTCCATGTAGTAGTTTAAAACGGCTATGCTTGCAAGAATTGCTTCATCGTTACTGTTTAAATTTTTTGCAATAGCCTCGGCTTCGAGCCTATAAAAATCTAGGACTTTTTGCATGTGCTTTATTTTTAAACCCATATTTTGCAACGCCACATCAATATCATGCGAATTTGGTGCATATTCCTCGACCAAGGAATCAATCCATTCTTGTGATTCAGTTGTCTTGTCAATCATATCATATTTGTCTTGCCAATTTATCCTGTTTCTATATTACATCAAACGCGGATTAACAATCGATTCTTGAGCGTATTTTTGCATTTCTAGCGTCCTGTTTTTTATAATGTCATTATAATCTTCTATTATTTCTTTACGATCCTTTGATGAAAGATTTTTATCTTTCAATAATGATGTTCTTCGACCCTTTATATCTTGGATTTCAAATTTCAACCGCCTTAAATTTGCCGCCCTTGTTTCTTTTGGGTTAATGGAATACAGGTTGATACCGGCAAATCTCAATCCAGCTTGGGCGATTGTCGTTTTTGGTTCTCCGGTTCTCTTATCGACATAGCCCGTTAAGGCGTCCTTTAGCTTACCTGCCGCGCCAATATCTGTTAACCACGTTGGCATTGCCATCCTATATAAATAACCCATTAATGCCGCAATCTGTTTTTCAGGCGGATCACGATCATCCATTATCGGTTTTTGAGTGAATGGATCGATGCCTGTTTTAGCTGCCGTGATTAAATCTGGCAATGGCCCGCCTAATAATCCAGAACCTTTAAAAGCAGCGCCTATCTCGCCTGTGCCAAGTTGTTTTGTCAATTCAGTCCATTGTGTCCAAGGAAAGAAATAACCAAAATCCATAGCTTGCCATTTACCGTTTTCATCTTTAAATGGCAATAGATAAGCGTGGCCTTGTTTTTGCAACCATTCTGGCAAGGCTTTCTTTAGTTTGTCCACGTCATCATCGTCAACGCCTGCTGAATTCGCTATAACCGCCGTTAAAACATAAGGCACGGCAACATAAGGCGCGAAACGCAAAGGGTGCGTAGCGGCCACCTCAATCATTCTAGGCAATACTTTTGTAGCGAAGGTAAGGAATGGGCTGCCTATAGGTGCATTTCTCAAATATCTGACGGATGGATTAACCAAAGAATAATCAAAAAGCCATTTTTGCGCCTCAAGCGCGGCGTCTCCTTCTTTGGTGCCTTTTTTCATTTCATCAATAATCTTGGCTGTTTTAAAAATAGCCTCCGACATTTGATACGCATCGCCTGTTATATCAACCAGTTTACCGGCAATATTTTTAAAATGCGCCCAGGTATATTTGCCCCGCTGTTGCGCGTCTAGATCAAGAAGCTCTCTATCTATTCTTGGTAATTCCTTTGCCGCGAATGTCGATTCTGTGACTCCATATTTTTGAGCTATTTTCCAGTATTGACCGTTCTCTCTAATATCTTTTATTGCCTCAATGACGCGCGTTGGAACTTTATGGAATGGCACACCGGAAAGATGAAGCAAGACACCGTTAGAAATAAAGTTCCTAATTTGGCTTGGCGGTGATGCGGCAACTTTAGCCCATTTCCACCATTGAGTGCCTTTAGTAATCAAGCCGCCATTACCTAACAATCGTTCAGCGTTTGATATATCGCCAGCGTTTATCTGTGATGTTCCGATGATATCGTCATAGATTTCCATTCTAACTACAAGTCCGCGCATGGCTCCGTATCGCTTAATGTCGGGTACGCGCTTCCAGCCGTCAGGAACATTCTCATATCCTTCTAACGCTCTGTCGGCAACTTCATTCATTTCATTGATAAGGCTTAATGCTTTCCGTTTATTTTCTTCAGTATAATAAATGGCTTGTTTGCCAATTTGTTGCGCTTCCGATTTAAGAAATAAAGGCGTGACTTTCTTTCCTTTCCAGTCAATTAATGATCCCGGCAATATCCAATCATTGTTTTGCGCTATCTCGCCCAACCAGTCAAGTATTGCAATATCGCGCATTTGTGTAGCATAGCCTTTCGATGCAAGATACCCAGGATCATTTATAGGGCCTAGCGCCAAGGCTTTATCATCCGGCATCTGAACGCCAGTTTCTTTGTCATATAAATGCACATCGCCGTTATCGGCCACTTTCCATTGATAAGCGCGTTTTTTTAAATACACTAAGGTCGATGGTCTTTTTCCTGTGCCTAAAGCAACAATGTCCTTATCCTTAAGCATAAATCGTAAGTACAACTGAGGAAGATAACCGCCTTTGTTATTTTTGTAGGTTTCCTCGCTTAACAATCCACGATCCACCAATTCCTGCCCTATGTCTACAAACAGATTTTTTGTATCGACTGCCTGCGCTCTGATCTCAGGATTTGCAATAATGTTTTCATTGGCATCTTTCGTAATCAGATAATGCAGGACTTTGGCTTTATCTTCTCCCGATGCTTTGAATGTCTCATAAAGATTTCTGGATGTCGCATCTATATCAGCAATTTTCCCTTGCGTTAGATAACGAGCTATCTTATATTCTCGTTTACTTGGCAAGGTTCCCAATGGCCCAGCTTCATCGACAAACTTTTTTACCTTATCAATTATGTTTGTGGCGCGTTGGCTAAAATCTTCTTGCGTTGCATCGGCTATGCTATAGCGGATGTCGTTTAATTCTGCGTTTTCAGGCATACTAGCCATCTTCTTACCATTCATGACGACGATAACATCGCTATCGCTCACTTTTTGAGTGGCACCAGGAGGAATACGCTTGCGCTCTTCGACGCTCATTTTTAAGCGCGTCTGTACGTTTCTTGCCTCAACCTCACCGGCAACACGCTGGTAGGATTCAAACGATGCAGCGGCCTTTGTTTTAGACAAATCATTTTGCGCTTTTTCTATCTTCGCTTGATCGCCTGTTTTTTTGATGTAAGTTAAAATATCTTCCAGTTGCTTGATGAATGATGCGCGGATAGGTTTGTAATTATCCTGCGTCATGTCTTCCGGCGCTGCGCCTATGGCGAATCCTTCTATGTTTTGGATGCCGTGCTGGAGTTCGTGGGCAAGTGTAGATAATATATCGCTTTTGCTTAAATCGGTAGCAAGATAAGTTTTCTTGCCGACAACAGCGCCATCAGCGCCGTCAAGCATACCTCTTGAGATAAAAGCAACGGGATTTGTAGCTATGTTTGGATAAGCGGCAAATAACTTTGGATGATCTATAACATCACGCACCATCATGTTAGGCTTTGGCTTGTCCATGATAACCTTGGCGTCGCTGTCGTCTATTTCATAACGCCATTTTCCGTCAGGTTCCCATAAGTGCCAGCCGGTTTCCTGGCGTATGGTTTCAGCGTCTTCGCCATTGGCTAAGCGTTCCTTGGCGTTTGATAGCTGATATTGGTCTGCGGTTTTTGATTGTGATCCGGCGAAACTCGCAAGAAGATTTGCCCTGTCTGTACTTGTAATTCCTTCTCTCATCGCAGCCCTAGCAAACTCACTTAAATCAGCCGGCGTTATTTTGCCAATATAGCCAGTATGTTGATAAATCGCCACGCGCACGGCGGCAATTAAATCTTTGACTGCTTTTAACAGCTTTGATGGAAGTGTCGTTGGGTTTTCGTTATACACCGATGTTACATAGGCAATAAATTCCTCTAGGCGCTCGCTCTCGCTTGGATTAGCCTTTTTAAGCCTATCCATAGCCTTGTCGTAAATATCCTTGTAGCGGCCTTTATATGTGCCTTCTTCTACCTGCTTAAGTATGTTGTTAAACTCAGACTTTATGCCTAGCAAGCGTTCTTTTAGCTTTGGACTTTCCGCAAGCGTTTTGTGAAGGAATTCATGATGTAAAACAGAAGAGATATTATTATTATTTAAAGAGTTAGCTATTAAATACACCCTCCCTTTATGATAAAATCCTTCGACTTTTCCTTGTGGGCGGTCAACACTATATTTTCCCTTAATGGTTATGTCTTCATCTGAAAAAATGACATAGTTATAACTTTCTGATTTACCGGCATCGGCTTTATATTTTATGCCGCGTATGCCATATTTGTGCAATAAATCAGATGCGGCTTTATCTGAATATATATCGCCAAAATCTGCCTTTGGATATTTTGACAAGCTATTACTTGTATTTTTATAAATATATTGTCCTTCGGCATTACCAAAGTCTTTCAAGTAATCTGGTATAGATTCATTTTTTAAAACACGTATCATTTCGGAATTGAAAAATTTAAACCTAGGATTAGCATTGGCAACATTCAATAATGTCTCCTTAACCTTCTCGCTCTGTTCACTCAACGGCTTATTCCAATCCAAAAGCTCATCTTCTGTCGGGGCAAGTTCTACTTTGTAGAGTTTGCCTTTTTTAAAATTACCCGATTGCTCCATCGCTTCTGTATATTCCTTTTCAAATATACGTTCGCGCCTTCTAAATCTATCACCCTCATCTTGGATGCTTTCGTTTTCTTTGAAATATCCCATGCCAGCCATGAGCCTTTCAGGATAATAATAAAATCCATTATGGCTAAATTCTCGCTTATAAGATATGGCTTTGACCTTATCCATATCCCTATAAAATTCAGCAATTTCTTTCTTATCCGTAAAATAATGCCCAAAACCAAAAGCCTGCGCACCTTCCCCGGTTCCGATCTTGCTTGAATCGAATTTATCATGATCGAATGGCGATCCATGCCAAGCATTAATAGACTTCCTCCACTCCCCATCATAAAGAGCGTCCCCTTCTTTCAGAACTGCATCCGGCACCTCGTCAAACGATTCATATATCTGAACCGTGCCGTTGTCAATCAGTGCTTTTAGTTTCTTGAAGTTCTTAACCAGATGATCCGCTAGGGTTTGTTTGGTAAAGGCGTTAGTTATGCCTTGGGATTGGCTTAGTTTTGGCTTTGACGTGTCTAAATTTTCGCCTTTTTTATGCACGTCTTCGGCAACTTGCATAGATTTTGGTTCTTTTTGTGCATATTGTTGTTCATCAATAAGTGAATTAATGTTGTTACCTTTCGCATTAATAGATTGAAGATTAACAGGTAAATATTTAATTCCGCGTTTTTTAGCCGCCGCTACTCGATGATGCCCATCGACAATACGCATTTCACCATCAGCAAATATAGAAACTTGGACAGGCTCAGAAAAATCCATTTTTTCAGCAACATCATCCGAAACATCAGCAACTTCATTTGAGTTCATTCTCCTTAATGTGGATACATTAATAAGCTTAACTTCTGGTATTTTCTGATGATATTTAATGTCGTCTTGATATTTTTTATTTAATTCGGATTCTGGTGTTTTTTGTGCAGGTTTAATTTGTTTTTCAGTAGTATCCGATTTTTTAACGCCATAATCCTGTCTCAACTGCTTATGAATCGATTTTACCGTATCTTCTGAAAGCCCTTGGTAATCTGGTAATTTTTTGAATTGCTCGAACTCCAGCGTGGCGGCAGCCTTGTTAAAGTCTTCGTTATAATTCGATTCAAAGTCTTGAACAGCCGTGTCGATAGCTGGTTTAATTGCTTTCGGATTATCCTTGATGTATTGTCTTCTCTGATCTTGGATGTGCTGGTCTTTAGTTTTAGTCAGTATGCTGGGCGTTACTGCTTCCGCTGCTGTCTCTTTTCCTTGCGGCGCTTCTTTTGGTTTGCGGTTTTCTTGCTCAATTTGTTGTTCTCGTGGTTTTACTTTTTGTGTTTGTTGTTCAATGGCGGCAGTTTCGGATTGTCCTTGCGTAGCTTCCCCTGATATATCTTGGCCGCTTTCTCCTTGGCCGCGTTCTCCGACAATCCTTCCTTCATGAACTGGTCGCGCAGCTTTTCGTATTGCTTGGGCATTTTCTGTCTCCGGTTGATTTACTAATTTGCTACTAATTTCTGAATTATTAGTAGGTTTTTTCACAACCTGATAAAGCGGCTGTCCTTTGGCATTTTGTTTGCCGGTTTCTCTTAGCTCATGCGTATCTTTGGTGACATCGGGATATTTGCTTGAAGTCAGAATCAGGTTTGCTGCCGACTTGGTGAAATCGGTTACGCCTTTATCGTTGGTAATAGGCTTAACCACCGTTCCAGTATCGACGGCTTGCGCTGATTCGCCAGCCGTAGTAATTCCGGGTGCAGTCGGATTTGTGTTTTGTGCTGTTGGTTGTGCTTTTGGAATTCCGTTATTTGTTTCTTGAGTGTCATTTATGGGTTCGTTAGGCTGTTTTATCGATTGTTCATTGTTTATTATTGGATTTTCGTTAACATCTAATGCCCCGGGTAATCGCTCGACGGTATCAGATAAGTTCGGTTCATTGGCGCTTTTGTCTGACGTAGATAATCGATTAGGAAGTGGGATAATTGCTCTTCCATCGTCAAGCTGTCGTCCTCCTGTAACATCTGTTGAAGTGTCGCTACTTGCTCTTCCAGTTCCAATATCCTGTTTTTCAGCGTTTGATTTTTCATTTTTTATATCTTCAGTTATTGATCCAACAGGTTCTCTTTTGCCCAACTCTTGAAATTGTCCATTCGTTTCGGCCAAAGGTCTGGATTCATC